AAAAGCAAGGAAAGGCTTGTATAAAATGGTAAAATTACTTATATTTATAACCTCAAAAAACCAATAAAATATGTGGGATTTATTCCAAGTGATGTTAAAAAAAAACGTCACACCTAATCAAGTGCTTCTTATGTTTGGTATCAAGAATGGTGTAACTACACCTCCAAAGGATACTAGACTATCAGATAAAAACCATCTGGTTTCAATAGGATTTCTACAACATAAAAATGGTGTGTACCTTATGACTGCAGAAGCTAAAGCATTCTGTGTTAGACTTGATAATTACTTTATTAAAGCAAAAAAGAAAACAGATATAGAACTTATGGGTAAGAACTTTGTAGATAAGATAAATAAATACAGAGAGATATTCCCAGCTAAGAAATTACCAAGCGGTAAACCAGCAAGAAATAATGTTAAAGCATTAGGAGAAGCTTTCAGGTGGTTATTCCAAACTTATGAGTACACCTGGGATGAGGTACTTAAGGCTACTAGAATGTATGTAAATGAGTACAGAGATGCAGAATACTTATATATGCAAACAAGTCAGTACTTTATCTGTAAACAGGATAAACATAGAGTAAAGCACTCTACGCTGGCTGATTACTGTGATATGATTAGAGAAGGAGTTAACACTGAAGGTGATCATTTTAAAGAAAATGTAGTATGAAAACAAAAGAATCTTGGGTTGGACAATATGCTGCCTTTAATGAGGCACTTAAATATATGTATGCCAGATCAACTGGTGAAGAGAAGTCAATATATACTCCGTGGCCTAAGTTTAATGACGCAGCTACTGACGGTATAGAATGGAATACATTGACTGTAATTGGTGGTAGGCCTGGTTCAGGTAAAACACTAATCAAAGATCAAATAATAAGAGAATCATTTGCTTTAAATCCAAATGATAAATTTAGAGTGCTGGAGTTTCAGTTTGAGATGGTGGGTAGAACCTCAGCCATCAGAGAATTTAGCTCTATAACTGGTAAGACATATAAAGAATTATGTAGTGCTGGTTCAACACTAAATACTGATACTCTTAATCAGTGTCATCAATATGCTAAGGAGAGAGTTAAACATCCTGTAGATATAATTAGTACACCTATGACTGTTAACCAAATGCGTGAACAAATAGATGCATATATGAATCTACATAAAGGTATAAACACAATGATTACACTTGATCATACAATGTTAGTTAAGAGAGCACCATACCAAAACAGTACATTAGACATGTTGTTTGAGTTAGGTGAGTTCTTTACACAATGTAAAAGAGATTATCCTTGTTTGTTTCTAGCCTTGTCTCAACTTAATAGAAACATAGATAATCCAGATAGAGCTATAGATGGTAAGTATGGTAACTATATACTTGAATCAGATATATTTGGTTCAGATGCAATGCTACAGCATGCAGATATGTTAATAGGTATCAACAGGCCAGCTAAGCAGAAGATTAGGTACTATGGACCTGATAGATATATAATTGAGAATGATAGAACATTGGTTCTACATTTTCTTAAAGCAAGGAATGGTGATGCAAGAATGAGTTTCTTCAGAGCAAAGTTTGAGCAAATGCAAATAGAAGAAATGGCTACACCAGGACAACAAGAACGCAGATGATAAATACTAAAAATATAAATAATAAAGATATGGGATTAACACCCGCACAACGTAAAGAAAAAGTTGCAAAACTTAGAGAGGAGCATCAGGATTACTTTGATAGTAATAATAAACCTAATGCACTATATATTCCTAAGATGGCTTATAGACCATCTGGTAAGGATGATCTACATGTTAGCTTCTTCCCAAGTGAATTGGAGAAAGAGGATGACATATATACTGAGTTTGTAAGTATAGATTATAACTCAGAAGATCCAAAGAGAACTCTATATTTACATAAGTATAACCCACACTGGAAAGATGAATATGAAATGATTACATCTAGTTCAGGATTTCAAAGACACATAATACCTGTCAGTGAACTCAAGGTAATTAATGATGTAACTAGTAGAGGACCACAGAAAGAAGAGAAAGCAATATTAGATTTTGCAAATCCTAGTTTGCCTAACCCTGATGATGTAGTGGTAGACCCTTTAATAGAAAAGCTAGAAGAAATTAATCAAACATTAATAACATTAACTAAAGTAATAAATAAAATAGTAAAATAAATGGCACAAAGCGTATTAGTAATTGCAGATTCAGGTACAGGAAAGTCTACCTCAATCAGGACATTAGATCCCAAAGAGACTTTCATAATAAACATAGCAAATAAACCTCTACCTTTTAAAGGTTATAAGAGTAAGTATACTCAGATAAGCAAAGATAATCCTAAAGGTAATATAACATCAGCAGCCTCAGCAGCTGGTATTATTAAGGCTATAAAACATGTTGATGAGAAAATGCCACACATTAAAACTCTAGTAGTTGATGACTGGCAATATATGAGCTCCTTTGAATACTTTGATAGAGCTAATGAGAAAGGTTATGATAAGTTTACGCAAATAGCAGCCAACTTAGCAATGGTAGCTAAAATGCCTAAAGACTTAAGAGATAACCTTACTGTTATATTTCTGACACATTCAGAAGATTCTACAGATATAAATGGAAATAGAAAAATCAAAGCTAAAACTATTGGTAAAATGATAGATAATACATTAACTTTGGAAGGTCTGTTTTCAATTGTTCTATTTGGAAAAGTAAATAAAAATGATGATGGTGTACTTGAATATGGTTTTGAAACTCAAAACAATGGAGAGAACACATGTAAATCACCAATGGGTATGTTTGAGGATATATTTATCCCTAATGACCTTAAGTATGTAAAAGAGTGCATACAAAAATATGAAGAGTAATAATAAATTAATTAAAAAGAAAAATTATGTTAAGTACTAAAGACATGTCTGTTGGATCAGGCACAATCAAACCAGTAATTGGAACAGGTAATCACAAAGTTAAAATCAATTCAATTACTTTTGATCAAACGCCTTATGATGCAGACGCATTTAATATTATGTTACATGTAGAAAGTGAACCAGTGTCTGGTGAATTCAATGGATTCTTAAAAGACATGAACAATCCTAATGGAGAACGTTATACTGGTCAGGTAGGTAGAGTTAGATTCTCTCCTTATCCTTATAAAGATGCTACATTAAATAATGGTAATGAAATCAAAAGAGATACTGAAGTTCTAAAAGCTATGGTATTTTTATCTGAGGTTGTAGGTAAAAGAAATGAGCTTGATGCAATAGAGGCTAATACAATTGAAGACTTTATGATTAAGGCCGCTAAAGTATGTTCAGAGACTGGTTACATTAATGCTTGCTTAGGTGCACGTGAATGGGAAAACAAAGAAGGTTATGTAAATAATGATTTGTTCTTACCAAAGATGAATAAAGAAGGTGTACCTTTAGAAGCTTTAGACACAGAGAACTCTAGAATACTAACGTTTGATAAAACAAACACGCAGCATTTTAGACCATTAATGAAGAAAGAGTCTGCAGCAACTACTAGCTTTGAGCCAGCTCAAGCAAAGGGAGATGACTTTGATTTATAGATAAGAGTAATGAGAGGGGTGTACATTGTACATCCCTTAATTTACATTAATAATAATTATATGATTAGCACTAAGAACTTAGTATTACAACCTGCTGATGTTCCAAGCTATTGGGTGTTTCAATATTATTTATCTCTACCAGAAACCTTAACAGGACAAGATCTAAAGATTAAGTCTATCTTTAATCCTAATGAGAATACACCTAGTTTTTGTATTTATGTTGACAAATCAATAATGCAATATAAATTTAAGGACTTCTCAACCGGTAAGAGTGGTAACAAGGTTGATCTAGTTAAGCATATGTTTAATATAGATTTTCCTAAAGCATCAATGAAAATAATAAATGACTACAATCAATATGTAAAGAGCTCAGATTATAAAACACAGACCTTCAAGCCTGTAGCTAAGTGGGAAGTTGACTTTATTAAAAATAGAGAATGGACAACTGATGACAGCGGGTTTTGGTTAGACTTTAATATAGGTAAAACTATGTTAGATAAGTTTAATGTTAGGCCAATTGAGTATTATAATTTAGTTAAAGAAGAGAACTTTAAAGTTAAGTCACTTAAGATAGAGGGTAAGTATATGTACGGATACTATGATAAGCATGGTAAGGCCTATAAATTATATCAACCTCATAGTAAACATAAGTTTCATAAGATTAATCCGCATCTACAAGGTTATGATCAGCTGAGATATGATAAACCATATTTAGTAATCTGCTCATCTCTTAAAGATGCAATGTGTTTAGCTAGCATTGGCTACAATATAGAGGTTATAGCCCCTGACTCAGAGAATACTATGATTAAACCACACGTAATAGAATATCTTAAGAAGAAGTATAAAAAAGTAATAACACTTTTTGACAATGATGATGCAGGTAAAGCTGCTATCATGAAGTATGGAGACATGTATAAACTAGATGGCCTAATATTTCCTACCGCCAAAGATATTTCTGATGGTATGAAAGAAAACGGTCTTGACTATGTACACTCTATTATACAACCAATACTAAAAAAAGTAATAAATAAATAATATGAGAAAAATAAGATGGTGGATACCAGGCAATGTACCTTCTAGTAAAAATGGGAGACGTTGGACAGGTAAATACTTTATTGCTAGCAAAGCTGTAATGAATTACAGAAAAGCTACTAAAGATATATATTTAGAATATGCAGAAGATTTTAAACAAGAATTAGAAAAGACAAAGTTACCAGTAAAAATATCTTTTCTATTTATCAGAGGCAGTCGTCACAAGTTTGACTATATAAATCCTGCACAGACAGTGCAAGATGATATGGTTAAATATGGATGGATTGAAGATGATAATGCAGAGTTTATAATTCCTGGCTTTGAACAATATACTTATGATAAAGATAACCCCGGTGTATGGATAGAACTAATTTTAGATGAAGAAGAAGATAACAGTTGAAGAATTTTTTAGAATAAAACAAATGCTTCAAGGTCTTCCTGATGATCGTGCTTTAGGATGTGTAATCTATAACAATTCAGATTATGCTGATAAAGACATATTAGATAAGTTAATGTGTAAAGCATTAATGTTTGATGCTAGAGTGAAGTTTTGTATAGCCATAAATTATGGTATTAAATTAGGATCACTAAAGCTATCAAGAATATATCAGAGTCTAGAAAGAAGAGATGCAGATAAAGTATATATAGATATATTAAGAAAAATAAAAGATTATGATTAACATACAAGAACAGGTTGCTAGAACAACCAAAACATTAATATTTGATGAGCCCTTTTACGGGCTCTTTTTAATTGGTATCAATAAGAGGTACAGTTTACAAATACCTACTGCAGGTGTAAGTAAACACGGTATTGGTATGCAATTGACTATAAACCCTGAGTTCTATACAGAGCTCAAAGAAGATCATAGATATGGTCTTATAAAACATGAGCTATTGCATATTGCATTTGGCCATTTAATTACTAGAGATCTTTATTCAGATAAGAAGTTATTTAATATAGCTGCAGATTTGGAGATCAACCAATACATATTGGAAAGTAAACTACCAGAGGGTGGTTTGTTGTTATCAAGTTTTCCTGAATTAAAACTTCCAAAGAAAGCGGGTACAGATAAATACTATGAGCTGTTAGAAAAAGCTCAAGAAGATGGTACATCTCCTACATTAGATTCATTGATGAGTAAAATGGATGGGACTACACCTCACTGTCACTCTACATGGGATGACTTTAATGATTTATCTGAAGCTGATAAAAAACTAGTTCAAAAACAAATTGAGCATCAGTTAAAAGAATCTGCAGAACAAACCGTAAAGAGACATGGTACTGTTCCAGGAGAGCTAGCTGATCTTATACGTAGACTTACACATATTGAACCTGCTAAATTTGATTGGAAAGGTTACTTAAGAAGATTTGTAGGTAACTCTAGTATAGTATATACTAAAAAGCTGAGACGTAAGTATAACAAACGTTATGCTGCTAATCCAGGCCTTAAGATTAAGTTTAAGAATCATATACTTGTTGGTGTAGATACTAGTGGTTCAGTTAATAATGAAGAGTTAACAGAATTCTTTAGTGAGTTGACACATATGCATAAGACAGGACACAAGATTACAGTAGCACAGTGTGATACAAGGCTGAGTAGTGTAAAAGAGTTTAGTCCTAATAGAGATTGGGAAATACATGGTCGTGGTGGGACAAGCTTCCAACCAGTTATTGACCACTATAATGAAAAGAAAGGGCAGTATACAGCTCTTATATATTTAACAGATGGTGAAGCATATGCACCTGAAGATTGTCCAAAGAATACCTTATGGTGTTTAAGTAGTATATCTCAGATGAATGATGAGTTACCAGGAAAAGTAATAAAATTTAATTAATAAAATAAAATGGCACAAGTAAATTTAAACGTAACAGAACTAAAAGGATTTGTAAATCACATAATAACTAACAATAGATTTCTACAAAAGGAAGGTAAAAATCCTGTATCAGTAGAGGTAGTAGGTGAATCAGGTATTGGTAAAACTTCAAGTATTGTAGAGCTAGCAACAGAGAATGATTTAAAATTTGTTAAGTTAAACTTGGCTCAGATAGAAGAGCTTGGTGATCTAGTTGGTTTTCCAGTACGTCAATTCCAAATGTATAAAGAAAAGATAGTAAAATCAAATAACAATAATATAAACATGGTAACTGCAACACAAAGAGCAGCGGGTGCCAGCTTAGCTAATCTAAACTCTCAAGTTACTAAAAAAGTAGGTATGTGGGTTGATGAGCTAGCAGTACAAGAGTATCTAAAGAATGGATACAAGATGACCGGTAAGAATAGAATGTCTTATTGTGCTCCTGAGTGGATTGCTGATGCAAAAGCTGGTGGTATCTTATTACTAGATGACTGGAACCGTGCAGATACAAGATTCATTCAAGCAGTTATGGAATTGATAGACCGTCAAACTTATATCTCATGGACACTACCAAAGGACTGGCATATTATATTGACAGCAAATCCAGATAATGGAGACTATATGGTTAATACTGTAGACAGTGCACAGAAGACTAGATATATTACTGCAAACCTAAAGTTTGATGTAAATGTATGGGCAAAGTGGGCAGAGGAAGCAGGTATTGACACAAGATGTATTAACTTCTTATTACTTCATCCAGAGTTAGTAACACAAGAGACTAATGCAAGATCTATCACAACATTCTTTAATGCTATATCTAGCTTTGAAAGTTTTGAAGAAAACCTAAGCATCATTCAAATGATTGGTGAAGGTAGCGTTGGTGATGCATTTGCTTCTATGTTTACAACCTTTATTAATAACAAGCTTGATAAGCTGGTAACACCAAAAGATCTATTGACTCATGACAGTGAGCAATATATTCTTGGTGAGCTTAGAAGTTGCATTGGTAAGGATGATGACTATCGTGCAGATATTGCATCTACATTATCTACAAGACTTGCTAACTATGCAGTTGTATATTCAAAAGAAAATACAATAAATCAAAAGATTACTGATAGACTTATA